ATCTTTACCTATGTATTTACCAGATGCTGCACTTAGAAGATCAAATACAGTAACAGCAGGATAATAACTAAAACTATTCCAAAGCTGAAGTTCATCAAGTCTTTTGGTTGGAACAACTTCTGGTTTAAAACCACGTTGAATAAAAGCCGTAATTGGTAAGCGATAAAATATTGCACCGTTCTCCATAATAGCATGCCATAGTATAGCACGACCACCCATGCACGATATCCCAAAGATAATGCAGTCTTCAACTTCTCCATGATGTTTTTTACAGTCATATAAATATTCTCTCCTTATTTGTGCGTAAGTTGCTGGTATGTTTGCGTTTAAGTAAGCCATTCTCCAACACTATCATCAAAATCCCTATAGTCCACAGTAATTTCGTCACCCATTTTAATATCTTTTAGGGCTATACCATCATCATCTACACTAGGTTTTGTGCTATGATTTAAATATTTTTCGTTATCTATACCCATTACATATTCATTTTTCTTATCCTCATAAGAGTGTGTTTCAATAAAATTAGCTAGAGCTAACGGCATCTTTGGCATATTGGTGGTATCAAATCTTAACTCAAATTCAGGCCTTGATTCTTTTATTTTTTGCCCCTTTCTAACATTCTCTTTTGAAAATACTCCAACACCTTGTATTTTACTTTTATCTAAATATGTATTAATTAAAAACATTATTTTATTTCTCCCCAACTATTTCCATGTTCATAATCAACTTTATTGGGAACTTTTAATGTAACAGCTTTTTCCATTATTTTAATAATTTGTTCCGCTTGTTTTTTGTCTACAACAGAAATATCTAATTCATCATGTATTTGTATGTGTGGCACAATACCCTCTTTGTATAAATCTAACATAGCTTTTTTTGTCATGTCTGCTGCGGACCCTTGTATTAATTTATTTAACGCTTTGTAAGTATACGCCCTTCTAACTTTTGGTCTAATATTACTTTTAATTTTCTCTAATGTAGTTTCATTCAATTCAAGTTTATATTTTTGTCTTTCCTTCTCGTCTTCAAATTGTTTAATTATAGATTTTTCTATTGCTTCCGCTTTAGTCATTGGAGGACTAAGAACCCCAGGAGTGTATTCATTTAATTCCCATTTATTAAATCTACATCTTCTTTTTAAAAGAGTAGTAATATATCCGGACGCTGCTGAATCTTTTGAAGTGTTGCTCATTAAATTTTTAACAAAAGGCACATGGTCGTGGTATTTATTAAATAATGTTTCAGCTTCATCTTTAGTTACACCTAATTCAGCTTGTAGTTTTGCTTTACCCATACCATAAAATAATCCAAGATTAATAGTTTTAGCTTGCGTTCTAGAAATATCCGCCATGTCTGCTACAGTTTGATGAAAATCAAATGCTTTTCCTTTATCTTCATCAAAATTATTAAATTCATCAACAATATTTTTTACTTCTTTTGAATTACGAAGACCTTGACTTGAGGCCGCATAATGTACAACTAACCTTGGTTCTTGTTGTGAATAATCAAAACATCCCCACGTATGATTTTCTTCTGGAATAAATAAGGATCTAATCATAGGTCCTAGCTGCTTGTTTCTCGCTGGAATCTGCTGTAAATTAGGATTTGAGTATGAGAATCTACCCGTAACTGTGCCTCCACCCTCGCCTCGAATAGGGTTTATATCTGCATGTATCCTGCCCTTGTATTCATGTCTTATAATTGTATCAATAAATGTTGTATGGGACTTGTTTATCTCTCTAGCCTTTGCTATACATTGCACTATGGGATGTTCATGAGTAGAAAGAAAATTTTTAGTAAAAGAAGGAGCGTTTGATTTTAAAGTACGTTCATAATCTAACCCAAGTTTATCAAAAACTATGGCAATGCTTCTTGCTGCCCATATCTGAGGTTCTATTCCTGTTTCTTTTTTTATTTTTAGGAGTAACACTTCTTCTTCTGATGCTAGCTGTTTCTTTATTGTATGAGCTCTTTGAACGTCCACTCGAACGCCCTTAACTTTCATATCTATTAAACATGGGAATAACTGTGTCTCAAGATCAAACACTTGTGTAAGGTCTTGTTTTTTTATTTCTTTAGATAACTCTTTAAATAATTTTAAAGTTAATTCAGCATCTTGTTCTGCATAAGAACCAACGTCCATATCAGGTAGTTTCCACATCTCAGCTTTAGGATCTACTCCAGCTTTATATGCAGCGTCTCTTAATGCTGTTTCATCTTTAACTTCACCTAAATATTCATAAGAAGCACTATTTAAAGAATAAGAAAATTTATTTTCATCAACCAATGCAGCCATAACCATTGTATCTATAATGTGTCCATTAAATTTAACTCCATATGCTCGTAACCAACAAACATCATACATAGCGTTGTGAAATATTTTAGGAACAGGCAATGCACAAACATCTTTAATCCAACTCATAACACTAAGTTCGTCCCAATGATTTTGTTTTAAATGTCCAAAAGAATAATATCCAGACCATCCTTCTACAGCTACAGCTATTCCTACAATTTCACCCTCTCCAATTAATGCACCAGAGCCTCGTGTTTTTAACGTTGGGTCTCTAGTTTCTAAGTCAATTGCTATGTACTTGTGATCTTTTAAATCTGGAAAAGAAGTAGGACTGTTCCATTCTGTTTGAGCTTTTGGCATTATTTGTAATCCCTTTCGATTATCATTTCTATAAAATGTATTGCTTTTTCAAGATCTTGTTTCTTTCCTTTGTCCCTGTGTCTTATGATGTACTTTATAGCACACCCCTCTGGGTAAAGCAATTTGTTCTCTATTACAAACTTGCTTGGTTGTATTTTATATTTTTGGTAATGGTTACCACCTATTTGTTTATCGTATGTTTTCATATTAATCCTCCTATAAATATTCTATTTGCAAAATAAAAAGTTAACATTAATAAAAAAAATAAATCATTTGTAAACATTATATTATCTGTTCTCCTATTTTATAGTAATTCGCTGTCAATGGAGCTAAGATATATAATCTCTGCATTGCTCTTGTTACACCAACAAAAAATAACCTATGCGCTGTATCTGGATCTTCGGCTGCTTTTTGTGATAGCATCGCGGATTGTTTTTCTGTTCCGTAATCCATACACAAAATAATATTTTCTCTTTCCCTACCTTTAGCACCATGAATGGTAGATAGTTCTATTCTTGGATCTGTAGATAAGTCATCTCCGCTTTTTAAAATACTTTTTATATATTTTTTAATATCTTCATCAAAACTAAGTTGCTGCCAATCACCCTCAATTAATAATCCATAATCTTTTTTCAAAATATCCAATGAAACTAATTCATCACCATTTAATTTTTTTCCTTCGCTAAAACCAAATTTAACTTGGCCTTTATTATAGCGTAAGTATTCATATATTTTTTTAGCATTATCCATACTTACTAATTCACCTTGATTTAATTTAATCCAAGTTCTATATGCTTCTAATGTTTTTTGTGGCAATAAAGTATTACCTTTGCCAAAAACTCTTATCCCTGTTCTATAAAAATGTTGTGCAAAATCTTTTAATAATTTATTTGTTGTTGCTAAAATCATCCACTCCCCCTCATTAAAATCTATTTCTTCTAAAAAACAGTTTTCTATAAATTCTCCCTCATCATCTTTAGCGTACCATTGTTTTTTTACTCGTTTAGTTATGTGAGGTAATATTTTTAAAGCTTGTCTATGAACTGCCTTTGGCACCCTGTAAGATTGTTCTTGATCATCTCGTTCACCCTCTAAATCTATAAATTTATTAGATTCTGCACCTTGAAATTTAAAAATTGTTTGATCATCATCCCCCGCAATGTAGGATCGTTTACAGAGAGCTTCTATGTAAAAAAACATTCTCCATTGTGAGGGATTTAGATCTTGGGCTTCATCAAGAAAGATAGCATCGAGAGCAAGATGTTTTTCTTCATCAACAAATAGTTTAATCATATCAGAAAACTCATACATATTTGTTTGTCCTTTGTAGTATTCAATGTCTCTTTCTAATTGTTTGACACGAAATATATCTACAGCGCCTTCATGATATTTTAAATCTATACAAGCTCGTTCTAATGATATTAGTTTAGCTCTAGAATAATTTATTACCTGCAAATTTCTATCTTGACTTATAGTGACTCCATGATCATTTATGTACGAATCAAAATTTATATCTGAATAAATGGGATAAACATTTTTAAATTGTATCCACTTAGTATCAGTAAGCACTTGTTTTTTTGAAATACCTAATTCTCTAGTGCCCATTGCATGTAAAGTAGATATATATAAAAGTTTCACCCCAGGAAATACATCTTGAACTTTTTTTTCCCCATCTGAAGCTGCAGCCTTAGTAAAAGTAACATAAGCTATTCTTTGTGGATCTGTATGTAAGTTATTAATTTCTTCATTCAAATAATGGTGCACTAGTCTATGTGTTTTACCTGTACCAGGAGGCCCCATTATTTTTTTTCTAATTACTGCCATGGTTCTTTCTCCATTTCATATTTTTTTGTGCTTGGTTTATCCAACATAAGGTGTTTCATTTCTAAAACCCTATGTGATTTACCATCTATTTTTGGAGTAGACTCTTTTGCAAGAAATAAATCCTGTAACATTCTCATAGTTTTTTGTTTTGGATAAGTTTTATCTGCCCAAGATTTAGTCCTTAATAAATACTTCCAAAAATTAGCAAACTTAAACATGGTAACAC